ATCTAAAAAATAAAAAATTGGCATTTAAACTGAACAATCCACCATACTCTAGTGAGAACACGCCTATATATAGGGTTGATATGGAAAATGGTGTTCTAGGTAAGGCTAATAAAAACGGTACTATAATATTAAACAATAATCTAAGCCCTTTTCAGGAACAAGATGTTATAGACCATGAAATGGTGCATATAGATCAAATGAGACGTGGTGATTTAGATTACGATGATAATTACGTTTACTGGAAAGGTAAAAAATATTCAAGAGCTCAAATGAGTGAAGGCTCTCCTAATTTAGCCTGGGAAAAAGAGGCGTATAATAAAGCAAAGAAAAATAAATAAATTATGGCTTACAAACAATCACCAGGTAGAATGAATATGCCTAAAACAGGAGGAGGCGTGCCAAGTGCATTAACTATGCCAGAACCAGATCCTAAAAAACCAGAACTAACTAAAAAAGAAACCGATAAAAAAGAACAAATACCAAACGTAACAAGTAGAAGGTTTGACGACGAGTATTATAATGTTCCAAATTCTAAGCCTTATAAAAGAAACTCAGACGGATCAGTACAAATGATAACTACTAAAGGTAGTACTTACAGTTTAAGAAGAGGAACAGATAAGCAATGAAAAAAATATTAGAATTTTTTAGCACTAAAGTTTTTAAACAAGTAGGTGATGTGGTTGATAACCTATTCACTAGTGAGGAAGAAAGACTAAATGCTAGAAATGAAATATTTAAAGTGCTACAAGATGCTCAGTTAGAGTTGCAAAAAATGCAGACTGAAATTATTGTAGCTGAAGCTAGTGGTAATTGGTTACAGAGAAGCTGGAGACCAATACTAATGCTTTCATTTGGTTTTATAATAATATATACAAAATTCATATCACAACTATCAGCACAACTGATAACACCTACGTTAGAACCTCAATTCTGGAGTTTACTAGAAATAGGTATTGGAGGTTATGTGATAGGTAGAAGTGGTGAAAAAATTGTAGATAAATTAGGACCTATCTTTAAAAAGTAATTAAGAGATAAACAGTGTGATTATATATAAAAAATAACCAATTAAATTAAATAAAATGGGAAAATTAACAGAAGAACAATTAAAATCAGTAAAAGAAGCGCAGGGAAAAATCAACGCAATATTAGTTGAAATAGGTTTCTTAGAAGCTAAAAAAGCTGAATTTTTAGGGGCACATTTTGAAGCTGCTAAAGCATTAGAGGAAGTTAAAACAGAACTAAAAGAACAATATGGTGACATTACTGTTAATTTAGCTGATGGATCTTTTGAAAAAGTAGAAGCTGAGGAGACAAAAACTCTTGAAGTAGTTGACTAATGAGCTCTGTTATAAGAAAAATAAGTATAGGTTCTGATTATAAAAATGATGCTATGCATTATTCTATAGGTCAAGAAGTTTATGGTGGTCATAAAATAGCCTATATACTATTAGAAGAGCAAGATAATTCTTATAACATACATATAAAAAAGAATAATGAGGTATTGCCGTGGAAGAAGTTTAATTCTAACATGGCAATATCTATTGAATACGATCTACAGTACTAATGAAGAGCGTATACGACTTTATTATAGAGCCAGTAGGAGAAAGATACGATAATGAATTAAAAATAGGTGACAAAAACTTGGTTTTAAATTCTAAAATAGAAAGCCACAAATTTGTAAACAATAAAGCTAAAGTAGTTTCTATACCACTAGCAATAAAAACACCTATAAAAGTAGGTGATGAAATTATAGTTCATCACAATATATTTAGAAGATACTACAACCAAAAAGGTAAAGAAGTAAATAGTAGTAAGTATTTTAAAGATAACACGTATTTTTGCCAGCTAGATCAAATATATATGTATGGTAGAAACAACTTGTGGAAACCTTTTAATGGTAGATGCTTTGTAGCACCTATAATTAATAAGGATGATTTAGAGATAAAGAAACAAAAAAACCATATTGGAATACTTAAATACGGTAATAGTTCCTTAGAAGCTCTTAAAATAAGCGAGGATGATGTTGTGGGCTTTGCGCCTAACAGTGAGTTTGAATTTGTCATAAATGATGAATTATTATATTGTATGAAATCAAAAGATATTGTAATTAAATATGAGCACAAAAAAAACAAAGCTCAGTATAATCCAAGCTGGGCAAAAAGCAGTTGAGGAATTAATAAAGGTAGCTAAAGAACCTATAGTAGACTCAGGTGATGATATAACTGCCGATAGATTAAAAAACGCCGCGGCTACAAAAAAGCTAGCTATATTTGATGCTTTTGAAATACTAACACGTATTGAGGAAGAGAAAAGTATGATAAACGATAACATTAAAGAAAAACCTTTTAAAGGTTTTGCGGAAGGGAGATCTAAGTAATGTACGAGCAAACATTAGTAAAAACGTTAGATGATTACATTAAGCCATCAGTTGTAAAGAAAAATAACAGACATAAAAAGTGGAGCTATGGTTACAATGAAGATCATGATATAGTTGTAATAAGTAAGGACGGAACCTTAGGTGAAGTTATACAGATACAGAATTTAATCATAGGCTTACCAGCTGAACCTGAAAAAGTCTATAAGCGTTCAAATAAAAGGGCAGAGCAGAAGTGGGAAAAGTTAAACTACCCCAAAGAGCTATTGAAAATAAAAAGTGTGTTTGACTGGGAGAAATATCCCAACGCGTTTAAAGAAAAATGGTATGACTATATTGATGAAGAGTTTACAAGACGTGAAAAAGGTTTTTGGTTTAAGAACAAAGGTGCTGCTAATTATATTACTGGTACTCACTATATGTTCTTGCAGTGGTCCAAAATTGATGTTGGGGCAGCGGACTATAGGGAATCAAACAGACTATTCTTTATATTCTGGGAAGCTTGCAAAGCAGATGTACGTTGTTACGGAATGTGCTATCTTAAGAACAGACGGTCAGGGTTTTCTTTCATGGCCTCAGGCGAAACGGTTAATCAAGCTACAATATCCACAGACTCCAGATTCGGAATTTTATCAAAGTCTGGTCCAGATGCGAAAAAGATGTTTACTGATAAAGTGGTACCCATCTCGGTTAATTATCCCTTCTTCTTCAAACCAATCCAGGACGGTATGGACAGGCCGAAGACGGAACTCGCCTATAGGGTCCCAGCCTCGAAACTTACCCGTAAAAAACTCGACGAAGGTATTGCTTCCGAAGAGAGGCAGGGTCTCGATACCACGATCGACTGGAAAAACACGGGTGATAACTCGTACGACGGGGAAAAATTAAAACTATTAATCCACGATGAAAGTGGTAAATGGGAAAGACCTACAAATATACTAAATAACTGGAGAGTTACAAAAACTTGTTTACGATTAGGTTCTAAGATCGTAGGTAAGTGTATGATGGGTTCAACATCAAATGCTTTAGACAAGGGTGGCTCTAATTTTAAAAAATTATACTATGCTTCAGATGTCAGGGAGAGAAACCGCAACGGACAGACTAGCTCAGGATTATATAGTTTGTTCATACCTATGGAATGGAATTACGAAGGATTCATCGACGCTTATGGAGTACCTGTATTCGATGCGCCAAGTGAGGAAACCTTTGATCCGAGTAATGAATTAATAAAGACAGGTGTTATACAGCATTGGGAAAACGAAGTTGAAGGTTTAAAGAACGACCAAGACGGTTTAAATGAATATTACAGACAATTTCCAAGAACTGAAAAACACGCCTTTAGAGATGAAGCTAAATTATCTCTATACAACCTAACTAAGATATACGAGCAAATAGATTATAACGAAGAGGTTAAAAACAAAAGTCTAGTGACTAGGGGTAGTTTTCACTGGAGAGGTGATGTTAAAGACACCTTAGTTGAGTTTAAGCCAAATAGCAATGGTAGGTTTTATGTTTCATGGGTTCCATCAGCTAACCTACAAAATAATGTTATAGTAAAAAACGGGCTTAAATACCCTGGCAACGAACATATAGGTGCCTTTGGGTGTGACAGCTACGATATATCAGGTACAGTTGATAAAAGAGGATCTAATGGAGCTTTACATGGTTTAACTAAGTTTAATATGGACAATGCTCCATCTAATATGTTTTTCCTAGAATATATAGCTAGACCTCAAACAGCTGAGATATTTTTTGAAGATGTACTTATGGCTTTGCATTTTTATGGTATGCCTATACTGGCTGAGAATAATAAACCCAGGTTGTTGTACTATTTGAAAAGAAGAGGTTATAGAAACTTCTCTATCAATAGACCTGATAAGTTATATAACAAACTTTCAGTCACTGAGAGAGAAATAGGAGGAATACCAAACTCTAGTGAAGACATAAAGCAAGCACATGCTGCATCTATAGAAACATATATAGAGGATTATGTTGGTTTTACAGGTGAAGGTTATGGTCAAATGTATTTGCAGAGAACATTAGAAGACTGGGCTAGATTTAATATCAATAACAGAACAAAGCATGATGCTACTATAAGTTCTGGTCTTGCTGCGATGGCTTGCAATAAAAACAAGTACTCGCCAGCTTATAAAGTAGAAAAAAGAAAAGTTCAACTATCTTTCAACCGTTATGATAACAATGGAAATATTTCAAAAATAATAAAATAAATGATTTATACTAATACAAATAGCTCTTTCCCTAGTCAGGTAGTACCAGACGCAGAAAAGCAAACTTTAGAGTATGGTTATGCTGTCGGTAGAGCTATAGAGAATGAATGGTTTAAAGGAGATAGAGGTACTAATATAGGTGGTAGATTTGCTAGTAATTGGCAATATTTTCATAAGTTAAGATTATATGCTAGAGGAGAACAATCTGTGCAAAAGTACAAAGATGAGTTATCTATAAACGGTGACTTAAGCTACTTAAACCTAGACTGGAAACCTGTAGCTGTTTTATCTAAATTTGTTGACATTGTTGTCAATGGCATGACAGATAAAGGTTATGAAATAAAATCATTTGCATCAGATCCTTTTGCTATAAAAGAACGAACACAACACGCTACTGATTTAGCTGAAGACGCTTTTTCGCAGAACTTAATACAAGAAGCTCAGCAAAACTTTGGTATAGATTTAAGTAGAACTAACACACCTAAAGATCAATTACCAAAAAGCAAAGAAGAGTTAGAGTTGCACATGCAACTTACTTACAAGCAGGCTATAGAAATAGCTGAAGAGGAACTTATAAATAACGTATTAGATTATAATAAATACGAAGAGATAAAGAAAAGAGTTGCGCAAGATTTAGTTGTTATAGGTATTGGTGCTAGTAAAACTAATTTTAACCTAGCTAATGGTGTTACTGTTGAATATGTAGATCCAGTAAACCTGGTACACTCTTACACAGAAGATCCAAACTTTGAAGATATATACTACATAGGCGAAGTCAAAAGCGTGCCTTTAGAAGAAATTAAAAAACAATTTCCAAGCCTAACAGACCAGGATCTTATAGAGATACAACAGTACCCTGGAGATTCTACTAGAAATAGAAATTACAATGCTCAAGACGGAAACTATGATAATGTTCAAGTGTTGTATTTTGAATATAAAACATACAGTAATCAAGTATTTAAAATAAAGCAAACTGATCAAGGTCTTGAAAAAGCTTTAGAGAAAGATGATACGTTTGACCCACCAGAGAGTGATAATTTCAATAGAGTTAGTAGGTCTATAGAGGTATTGT